GACACCAAACGGACAGTTTTTTACCACAGAACGGCAAGGCTTTTTGCCTAAGATGATGGAAGAAATGTATGTTGATCGTAGCAAATTCAAGAAGATGATGTTGGCTGCGAAACAGGAATATGAAAACGAAACGGACGATTCGAAGAAGTATGATATCGAAAAACGCATTGCACGTTACAATAACCTGCAACTTGCAAAGAAAGTATCTTTGAACTCTGCTTATGGTGCGTTGGGTTCACAATACTTCCGCTTCTATGACTTGCGTATGGCACTTGGTGTTACGACAGCAGGTCAATTATCCATTCGTTGGATCGAAAACAAGGTCAACGAATACATGAACAAGATTCTTAAAACAGAAAGTGTTGATTATGTCATTGCATCAGATACTGACTCGATCTATCTCAATCTTGGACCTCTGGTGCAACATGCGATGGGGGACAGAAGTAAAGATATTAACAGGACGATATCCTTCATGGATAAAGTTTGTGAGGATAAGATTCAACCGTTCATTGACAAGTCTTATGGAGAACTTGCTGACTATGTTAAGGCATATTCACAAAAGATGCAAATGAAACGCGAAGGTTTGTCCAACAAAGGTGTCTGGACTGCCAAGAAGCGTTACATCCTAAACGTCTACAATAACGAAGGTGTTCAATATAAAGAACCACAGATGAAAGTCATGGGTCTGGAAATGATCAAGTCATCCACTCCATCGGCAATCCGTGAGAAGATGAAAGATGCAATCAAGTTGATGATGACTGGTACTGAGAATGATGTTCAAAACTTTATTGCCAATTTCAGAGAAGAGTTTAAAAGATTACCACCAGAAGAGATATCTTTTCCGCGAGGGCTTAATGGATTGAACACCTATTCTGATTCAGTTACACTATATAAGAAAGGTACACCAATTCATGTTAAAGGTGCCATTCTATACAACCACAACCTCAAGTTGATGGGTCTGGAAAAGAAGTATCAGAAGATCCAAGAAGGTGAGAAAATCAAATTCACCTATCTCAAGATGCCGAATCATTTTAAAGATACCGTCATTTCTTTCCCTTCCAGAATACCAAAAGAGTTTGAACTTGACAGGTTTATTGATTATGATGTACAATTTGACAAAGCATTTTTGGAACCAATTCGTGTGATTTTGGATTGTATGAAATGGAAAGTTGAGAAGAATAATTCTTTGGAAGACTTCTTCAGTTGAAATGTAAAAGGAAATTAAATGAGTATTCTTGACAAAATTAAAAAGAACAGCAGCATTAAAGACTCTGCTATTCTGGCGAAATCAAAATTCTTTACTGATAAAGATATGATTCCGACGGCAGTTCCGGCAATCAACATTGCATTGTCCGGTAAACTAGATGGTGGATTAACACCAGGTCTTACAATGTGGGCAGGTCCATCGAAGCATTTTAAGACAGCCTTCTCCCTCTTGATGGCAAAATCTTACTTGGACAAATATCCAGATTCAGCTTTGTTATTTTATGATAGTGAGTTCGGTACACCACAGAGTTATTTTGATAGTTTCGGTATCGATACTAACCGTGTTCTTCATACACCGCTTACTGACATTGAACAATTGAAGTTTGATGTTATGCAACAATTAACAAATCTTGAGCGTGGTGAACGATTGATTATTGTTATCGATTCTATCGGCAACTTGGCTTCGAAGAAAGAAGTTGAAGATGCACTTGAAGGTAAATCTGTTGCTGATATGAGTCGTGCAAAACAAGTGAAGAGTTTGTTCAGAATGGTTACACCCCATCTGTCACTCAAAGATATTCCCATGATTGTTGTAAACCACACATACAAAGAAATCGGTATGTTCCCGAAAGACATTGTTGGTGGTGGAACAGGATCTTATTATTCTGCCGATAACATCTTCATTATTGGTCGTCAACAAGAAAAAGAAGGAACCGAAGTTGTTGGTTACAATTTCATTATCAACGTAGAAAAGAGTAGATATGTTAAAGAAAAATCTAAAATCCCTGTTACTGTATCTTTTGATGGTGGTATTAGCAAGTGGTCAGGCCTACTTGATATTGCACTGGAATCCGGACATGTCATCAAACCCTCAAATGGGTGGTATAGCAAAGTGGATGTTTCCTCCGGTGAAGTAGAAGATAAAAAGTATAGAGAAAAAGATACTCATTCAAAAGAATTTTGGTTATCTGTTTTGAAACAGAAATCTTTCCAAGAATTCGTCGAAAACAAGTATCGTGTTGCTGCCGGTGAAATTATGCAATCTGACGCTTTTGAAACAGAGGATTCTTAAATGATTGAAGGTATAGATTTTTGTTACATTTACCCCAAGAATGATGCAACAACCGTACACATCAAATTCTTAGAAGGACCTTATAAAGATACCATATTCAAATATGGTAAGGTTAAAATTAAAGAAGAAAATGACCAGGTGCATTTACTTTTTGCATATGATGTGATAGAATCTAAAGTCAAGAAGCCAGCAAAGCTGGAAAAAGATGAAGATTTCAAAAATTATATTGGTGACTTATTGGTAGAAATAATGTCATCCAATATCGATGAGGGTATTATTGATGAAACTGGAACAGACAATACTGAAAAACTTAATTTACAATGATGAGTATCTACGAAAAGTTTTACCTTTCATAAAATCTGAGTATTTCACCGACAGAACCGACAAAACAATCTTCAAAGAAATCACTTCTTTTGTTGACACATATAATTCCACACCATCAATTGAATCTTTGGTTTTATCGATCAAAGAAAATAGAAACCTAACTGATTCTGAACTAGAGAGTTGTGAATCTTACCTCAAAGAAATTGAGAGTGGCAAAAAAGAAGAATCTAAGATTGAATGGCTTGTAGACAAGACAGAACAGTTTTGTCAAGAGAAAGCAATTTATAATGCAGTTCTTGGTTCTATTTCCATTCTTGATGGTAAAGACAAGACACACGATAAGGGCCAGATTCCCAAGATTCTCTCTGATGCACTAGCAATCAGTTTCGACAATTCTGTTGGTCACGATTATCTGGAAAATTCTGATGCTCGTTATGAGTTCTATCACCGCAAAGAAGAAAAGATTCCTTTTGATTTGGAATATTTCAACAAAATCACAAAAGGTGGTTTGCCTGCAAAAACATTGAACATTGCACTTGCTGGCACCGGTGTTGGTAAATCATTGTTTATGTGTCACGTTGCAGCAGGTTGTATGACACAGGGCAAAAATGTGTTATACATAACGATGGAAATGGCTGAAGAAAAGATTGCAGAACGTATTGATGCAAACTTACTGAATGTCACCGTTGATGATTTGGTGAATTTGCCTAAAGAAATGTATGATAAGAGAATCACAAAGCTCAGAGAAAAGACTGTTGGCAAATTAATCATCAAAGAATATCCAACCGCATCAGCATCGGTAACACATTTCAGGACATTATTAAATGAACTCAATCTTAAGAAAAGCTTTTTACCTGACATTATTTTTGTTGATTATCTTAACATTTGTTGTAGTGCTCGCGTTAAGGCAGGAGCAAACGTCAACAGTTACACCTATGTTAAAGCTATTGCCGAGGAACTGCGAGGTCTTGCAGTTGAATTCGGAGTCCCAATTGTTTCTGCTACCCAAACAACAAGATCCGGTTTTACTTCATCCGACCCAGGACTGGAGGATACAAGTGAGTCTTTTGGTCTGCCAGCAACCGCAGATTTGATGTTCGCATTAATTTCTTCCGAAGAACTGGAAGAACTTGGTCAGATTATGGTGAAACAGTTGAAGAATCGTTATTCTGATCCAACAATGTACAAGAGATTTACTGTTGGTATTGACAGAGCAAAGATGCGACTGTATGATATCGAACAATCTGCACAAGATGGATTGGCTGATGCTGGCATCACAGACAAACCATTAAACACTTTTGGTAATAGAGAAATGAAAGCCAAAAAAGCATTTGAAGGTTTTAAAGTATGAAATTGACATTTGATGAAGCAGTACATTGTGCAAAAGCATTCGAAGATTACTTTGGCAATTTTCATCGTATTGATGAATACATGCGTGATCAGAAGTTGAACTCTCTTTCTGAGTTGCCAACCAATCCTTTGTTTCCACTTGAAGATGATCTTTTTCAAGATTTCTCTATTCATCCAAAAGACATGAACTTTGAGGTGTGTGAGATTGATGGTGAAAAGTGGATGAATCTTTTAAACATCACCTCCTCGCATGTGAATATTGCTCCAGTTGGTCGTAATGTCAAACTTGCAGTGCGTGAGACAAACACAGATAAGATCGTAGGATTCATTCGCCTTGGTTCTCCAGTCATCAATTGTCGTCCACGAAATCAACTTCTCGGTCAGGTGTTTACGCAACAACCTGAATGGGGAAAAAGATTCAATGATTCTGCAATGATGGGTTTTGTTATTGTTCCGACACAACCTTTCGGTTATAATTACCTTGGTGGTAAGTTGTTGGCTGCAATCTGTACGTCACATGAAGTGCGTGAGATAGTCAACAAGAAGTATGGAATGAATTTATGCTTGTTTGAGACTACCAGTTTATATGGTAGTTCTAAGGCAGTGTCACAATATGACGGCATGAAACCATACATTCGTTACAAAGGTTTGACAGACAGTGATTTCTTGCCTATGATGCACGGTAAACCCTATTCGGAACTCCGTGACTATGTTCAGGAAAGAACTGGTCCATTGGTCGAAGATGAGGCTTCTAGTAAGAAACTAAAAATCTCCATGAAGATTATCTCTCTCACTAAAGCAGCACTTAAAGGTACACCTGAAGGGGACACATTCAATACAACGATTGAGAAGGCGAAAGGGTTGACAGAACAAAAAAGATATTATGTCAGTGACTATGGTTTCAAGAACATGGTAGACTATGTGAATTGTAAGACGGACGTGCTTATTCCTGGTGAAAACTACGAGAAACACAAACTGGTAAACTTGATTGAATGGTGGAGACACAAAGCGGTCAACCGATATGTTACACTCCACAACGAAGGTCGTTTAAGAAACGAACTGGAAATTTGGACTTCCGGAAAGGAGATTCAAATTATAAGATAAATACTTTTAAAAGTAAATTATGTCATAAGATAAATACTTTTTTTGAAAGTAACTAATGGCTTATACATTTTTTCCAAAGACTGCTACAGAGATTAAGCAAACCTTAAAAGGTGATAAAGCAAAGATTGACGAAATTATCGATGTTTTTGCATACCTTAAAAATAAGTTTGCGAAAATCGAATCACCAATCAATATTGATCCTGGTTCCATCAGTAAAATTAATGTGACCAGAAATTTACAAGGTGACATTGAACTTAGTGATATCAAACGAGCAACCAAAGTTAGTAAAATTACTATGAAATTTGGTTCGGGTTCTTCCGGTGGTAGAGGTGTGCAAAACAAAGGTAATGCATACGAAGGTCAATTGGCAGAAGCAATTAATGAATGGTGGTCAGGTAAAAGTAGTACTGACCCCAAACTATCAGAAGCAGTTGATGATATTGTCAAGTTGCATAATCTAAACAAGGTTAAAAAACTAGAAGTAAAAATGGTTGGTGAGTTGAATAATAAACGACCATTCGTTTTCTCTCCACAAGTACTTATTTCATCTGCGATTAATGTAACCGATAACAATCTTGGGCCCGTTGTTAGTGATATTACATTAATCGCCGATAAAAAAGAAATCTATCTAAGTTTGAAGACTGGTGGTACGGTTACATTCTTCAATTCTGGTATTCGTACAGTGCTTTCTCCAGCTGAAATTAAATCTGGACGAATCACAAATAAAGATGGTTTGAAAATTTTGGATATGTTCAATATCAATGATGCAGTCTTCTGTGATATCTTTAATGGCAATCTTAAAAAAGGTTACGATGAAGATGTGTGGAAAACAATGTCACAGAAACAAAAAAATCAACTTAAAAATTTCCTAATTTCAGGTGTAGGTCACGGTTACACTATCGTTCATAAATTGACCGGTAAGACCAAGGTCTATGATATTGATAAGACGTACATGACATCAGCTGCCACACCAACTTCTTGTAATGTATATTATGGTGGTAAGTCTGGTACAGGTAAACGTATTGATATGGAAATAGAAACAGGTCACTACATTCTTAAACTTAACATACGTGATACGCAAGGTGGCGATGGTTATCCTACCCGTATGATGTGTGACTACTCATACAAATGATGCCATTAAACGAATTTGATAAAATTTTAAAAGATTATAAAGAATCCGATTTCGATTACGGTTTTTCTGCCGTATCCGAAGAAGATTATAAATCTGAAATAAACAAAACAGAACAGACAGCCGAAGACTATAAAAAAAGACTGGAAGATGTAGAGAAACTAATTGTGCCTCTCCTGAAGAAACTACATAGTACAGGCGACAAAGAATATATCTATTGGCCAAACCGCAAACCGATTATTGAAAAACAAATAGAAGTTATATTGAAACTTACAAGAGGTTAAATTATGAGTGTGACTGTGATTATGCCAACTACTGGTGCACCAGAGTTGAAAGATGCTATTCGTAGCGTACTGAATCAATCTTATGATACAAAATGTTATGTTGTTGCTGATGGCCCAAAATATCATTCAAAAACCAGGATAATCACCGATGATTTTTTGGATCGAAAAAATCTAGAACGTTGTTTCTTACCACTTAACGTTGGTGCCAATGGATTCTACGGACATAGAGTCTATGCAGCTTTCACCCACCTAATCGATACCAAGTATGTCGTTTACCTGGATCAAGACTGTTGGTTTGAACCAGATCATATACAGAACTGCATCAAAACAATCGAACAAAACAACCTGGACTGGTCCTATTCACTCCGAAAGGTATGTACAAAAGATGGGCAATACATATGTAATGATGACTGTGAATCTTTAGGTAAGTGGCAAACATATCATGGTGTTAATCATATAGATACAAATTGCTATTGCATAAAAACTGAAGTTGCGATAAAATTAGCACAAGTTTGGCATGGGGGATGGGGTCAAGATCGTGTTTGGTTGAATGTGTTATCACAACATTTTCCAAAATTCGATTGTACAGGAAAGTATACTGTCAACTATCGTGTTGATGGTAATGCTGGTTCTGTTAATGCTGACTTCTTCTTAAATGGTAATAAAGTGATGAATGAAAAATATAATGGAGAATTTCCGTGGCGAAAAATTTAATTATTGGTGGTTTTACTAATTACGATATCAATCAGTTAAAACCTTGGGTGTTGTCAGCAAAAGAAGTTTCTGGTGATAATGAGGTTGTTCTGGTGACTGGAAAAACATCTGTACAGACAATCGATTGGTTAAAGAATCAAGGTGTGATTATTTTTCCAATGAAACAAGTCGATGATGTGCCAATTCATGTCCTACGATTTCTATCGATCTATGAATACCTGAGACATAATTGGGCAAAGTACAAATTCGTTGTTACAACGGATGTAAAAGATGTTTACTTCCAATATACACCTTTTGCTTACATGGAGTCTGTTATCACGCCAGGATCTTTGTTTAAGTTAATCATTGCATCTGAAGGTCTACGTTACAAAGATGAACCTTGGGGTGATGACAATCTTAAACAATCTTATGGTCCTTATGTCTACGAACAATTCAAGAACAATACGATTTACAATGTAGGAACTTTTGGTGGTACATCAGAGTATGTTAAAGATATGGTGTTCAATATCTTTACAAACGCAATCAACAGGCCAATTCCTATTTGTGACCAAGCAGTATTCAATGTATTAGTTAATACACAACCATTTAAAGATGTTGTACATACCACTGACAATTGGGCTTGTGAAGCTGGTACTGTTGCTGACCCTTCAAAGATTGATTATTTCAGACCAAATCTTCTCTGTTATGAACCAGTCTTTAGAGATGGTGTAGTATATACATCCGACCAATATGTTTTCCCAATCGTGCATCAATATGATCGTGTTCCAGAATGGAAAAAGTTCGTGATGGAAAAATACAATCAGGAAGATGAATCTCAATTTTTTAAATACAGGACTATATAATGAGCGATATTATTACATTTAACACCGAAACACAAGCTTTCACACCCCCATCTTCTGCATTTAAATGTTCTGGTTATGGGCTAGGTGCAATGATCAAAGAAATGTCTCATCCTAGAGTATTGGAAATCGGATGTGACATTGGTGACACCACACAATTTTTACTCGACAGTAATCCAAATTGTGTATTGACTGGTGTAGATCCATATACGAACTATGTTGATTGGAACGGAAACAATCTAAATGAACGCGAAGCAATCTATCAAAGGTTTATGAACCGTTTGATGGGTTACAGCAATCGTTTTGGTCTGTTGAGGGATTACTCTGACAATGTTGTAGATCAAGTGTTGGATGATTCTTTCGATGTTATCTTTATTGATGGTCTACACACCTACGAACAACTGACAAAAGATTGTGCAAACTTCTATTCTAAATTGAAGACTGGTGGTATCTTTGCTGGACACGATTACAATGCTATTACTGGTGTTCGTCAAGCTGCCGATGAATTTGCTGTCAAAGTAGGAAGAGAAATTCACTTTACAGAGTGTGATGTTTGGTACTGGATCAAATGAAAAATTGTATAGTTTTATCTGGTCAATATAGAACATTTGACCAAACATGGGAAAACATCAAAAGATTTATTGATTTAAATCAACTGGATGTTTATTGTCACCTTTGGTCGGACAGTCAAGATGAATTCAACAATGTAATTGAGAGACTGAATCCTGTAAGAATAAAACTTGAGAACTATGAGGTTCACAAAGAAGAATTCGAAATGATGGAAAGAAGGATTCGTACTATGAATCCTAAAAATCCAAATCAAGATAAAATTGCAGGTAACGCATCGATGAATTATAGTCGCAAGAAGGCTTTCGATTTAATTGACGATGAATATGATACACTAGTGTATTGTAGATATGATATCAAGTTTGGTCAACTATTCGATTTCAAAGATGTTGATATGTTGATCACTCCTTTCGAAGAGTCTTACAATCTAATTTCTGATATCTTTGCAATCATGCCGTTCTCTTATGCGAAACACTATTTTCTATATGACGTATATGAGAGATTGCATATGACACCTTTCGAAAAAGAGTTTGAAGATCATCTAAGATATGATCGCAAATACGGCGAAGAGAATATCAGAATACATAAAGAAGATAGATATTGCCCACACATGATGTTGTTGCGTAATATATACATGAACAAACTACGTGGTGTCACAACCGATCAACTGACTGTATCAATACAAAGATGAAAATTGCATTATGTTTTTCTGGGCAAGCCAGATCATTTGAAAAAGGTTATGAATATTACAAACGCAATCTATTAGATCATTACGATGTAGATGTGTATATTCATGGCTGGAAATTCCACGATGAAAGAAAGCTTTTGGAACTTTATAGGCCAAAAACTTATCAATTCGAAATTCCACCATTAGTTGATTACGACAGCAAGTATACAAACACTCCAAACGCGGAGAAGTATCCTCCAAGGTTTACATATCGAATGTTCTATTCGATGAATGAATGCAGAAAATTAATCTTTGGTGATTACGATTGGATCATCCGTTCACGCACAGATTATGCATTGAATGTCAAAATTCCTTTTTCGGATTTGGACAACAGTAAACTGTATATACCCAATTGCAGAATGGTACCAACAAGAGACTTTGGTAATGATCAGTTCGCATTCTCGTCAAAAGATAATATGATGAAGTATATGTCGACCTATGAAAACATTGATGAATACTATAATGGTGGCAATCAATTCATCGGTGAAGACTTGATGCGAGCTAATCTACACAAACATAATCTTCATGGTGAAAATCTTGTGTATGTTAATATGCAAAATCCTTTTCCGCCTGGCGCACACAACGGAACATGGCATTCATTGATTCGGGATGATTACGAACAATGGATAAAACAGTAAAGGAATTTTCTGGACATTCTGGTAGCAAAATATACTTGATGGAAAATGCTCAAGGATTGTTTGTAAGAAAAGTCAATAATATTGAAAGAAACCTGGAAAGGTTAACATCACTTCATGGCGCAGGTTATAATGTGCCGAGAATATATCATTCTGAAGACAACCTAATTGACATGGAGTATATTCATGGGTTAGATATGAAAAACTATCTAATTCATAATACAACCACAAAATTAGAAGACTTCATAATAGAGACATTCAGTTTTTTCGCAAAACTTTCTGTCAACAAAGATTATTCTGGTGTTTATGATAAGAAACTTGATTGGTTGAAAGACAACGAAGAATTGCCATTCACCAAAGATCAATTGATTGAGAAACTACCAAAAGAGTTACCTAGTTCGACATATCATGGTGATCTGACATTGGAAAACATCATCTATGCCAAGTCAAAGTTCTGCATGATCGATGCTGTGTCTGTAGAATATGATTCTTACATTTTCGATATTGCAAAGATGCGTCAGGATCTAGAATGTAAATGGTTCTTACGGAAGACTGACGTTCGACTGGATATCAAATTACAAAACATACAAGATAAACTAAGAAAACTTTTCCCTTTGGCTTTCAACGATAACTTGTTGATATTGATGTTGTTGAGAGTGTATCTACATACTAAGAGTGGTGACTTTGAACGTGAATTTATTTTGAGAGAGATTAAAAGACTATGGAAATAATTGTACCTGCAGCTGGTCTGTCAACCAGATTCCCAAATATGAAACCGAAGTATCTGTTGTATGATTACAAACACGATATGATGTTGATAAATGCACTAAGACCTTTCATACAAAAAGGATACAAGATTCATATAGGCATTCTCAAAGAACATGAAGAGAAATACAATGTTCGCGAACAAATCAGACATGAGTGCCCGGATAATATCAATTGTGTCATCATCGATAAACCAACCAAGGGTCCTGCCGATACTGTATATCAAATCATAAGGGCTTCGAATTTGGATAGTGAAGAAATATTCATCAAAGACTGTGACAGTTACTTTGACCATGATTTTTCTGATGGCAACTATGTTTGTGTTTCAAAAATCTCCGAACATGAAGTCTTGAAGAAACTTGCATCAAAGAGCTTCACCGTCTCGAATGAAAATGGTATAATCACTGACATTATTGAAAAACAGGTTGTCTCCGATACATTCTGTGTTGGTGGGTATAAGTTCTTCTCTGCGAAGATGTATAAGAATGCATTTGAACAGATAGAAACCAGTCGGGAAGTTTTTGTTTCTGATGTAATATCACGGTGCATCAACAATAAGATGGTCTTCACCGAAAAGATGGTGACAAACTATGTTGATGTTGGTACCGCACAAGACTGGTTTGAACACAATAACAAACCAGTCATCTTCTGTGATATTGATGGCACAATCATCAAAGCACAGTCGAGACTGGATCTGGAATCTGGTGTGCCAGAAGTGCCATTGAAAAACAATTTGGAACGTCTACTGAAAATGCAGGAGTCTGGTTCTCAATTCATTTTTACTTCCGCAAGAGAGAACAAGTATACATCACAAACCAGAGAAATGTTATATAGACTTGGTTTCAAGAGTTTCAATTTGATTTGTGGGTTACAGAATTCATCTAGAATATTGATCAACGATTTCAACGAATCGAATCCTTATCCTAGAGCTGAAGCAATTAATCTTTATAGAGACTCTGATAATTTAAGCCACTATCTATGATACCTAATACACCTTTATTCATCATAACTTCATCATTAAAGCCTGCAATGGGTGTTTTTAATGATAATGATAGATTTGCACAAACCGTTTCAACACTTAAATCTGTGCGTGAAAAGGTACCTGAAGCCATCATTTTATTTGCAGATATTTCAGTTAGGCAGGTTTCACAACTAGAAAAAGAAACTTTGGCTGGTCTCTCCAACTACTATATCGACTTAAGTGAAGAATCAAACACCAGATACTGTGCAGTTAATGGTTTGAAAAGTCATGGTGAAAACTGTTTAATGCTTGCAACACTTGCAACTATTAAATCTAATACCGATTTAAATAAGATGTTGTCTTCAGTTAATCGTATATTTAAATTCTCTGCAAGATCACAACTTGAAGATTCTTTTAATATTAAAGATTATGACAATACTTTTGGTAAGTTTGTTTTCAAGAAAAGAATACCAACCTGGACTGGCGATGTTAAGTTTGGTGCAGACCACCTATTAATCACCAGAATGTGGTCTATGTGCCCATCTTTAATAGACACTTATTTATCAGTAATACAAGAGAATTTAAGATTATTATCCAATGGGCTTGCAGATACTGAACACGCACACTTTGTAAATATACCAAAACAATATTTGGTCGAATATGAGAAAATAAATTGTTGGGGTTGGCTTGCAGGTAACGGGAAAATCGAACATTATTGATCTCTATATATCGAATCCAATATTTGACAAATTTGTTGGTGTGTGGTATAATCCATTATAAATAACTCCACGGGCAACCAAAGTGTGTTGCATTCAAAGGCGTATTAATGAAATCTTTCAAGTCATATATTAGAGAACAGGTGGAGCCTGAAGAAGAAGGTGCGAGCCGTCAGATTAAACATTTGACGCACGTTGAAGATCGCCCATTACAGACTGGTGAAAAGGGTGCAAAGCGCGCAATAAAATCTCTAATGGCTGCAGCTGAACACACTAAACAAGGTAAAAAGACTTCCGAACTGACTACAAAATATGATGGTTCTCCAGCCCTAGTCTATGGGCACCATCCAGATAACGGAAAGTTTTTCGTTGCATCAAAGTCTGCATTCAATAAGACACCTAAGATCAACTACACACCCGCAGACATTATGAAGAACCACGGTCATGCACCTGGTCTAGTTTCAAAACTAAAGGATGCGTTAAAACACTTACCTAAAGTTGCACCGAAAGAAGGTGTTTACCAAGGCGATATGATGTTCTCGGCCGAAGATAAGAAGAAGAGTGGAGATGGTGGAACCTCTTTCAATCCCAATCCTTCAGGTTTGACATATACAGCCCACGGCGTTCATAAGAAAGCTGTTGATAAGGCGAAAATTGGTGTTGTCACACACCTCAAATATGAAGGTAAAGATGCAAAGAATTTAAATGCGTCACATGAAGTTGACCACGAAAATTTTACAGGTCATTCAGATGTATTCTCTGTTGATCCAAGAATGGACACCGGAAAAGTTCACTTTGGTCCGAAAGAACAGAAAGAATTCCAGAAACATATCAATGCTGCACAAGCGGTACATGATACACATGGTGATGACATGTACGCAGGCACAAAAGCTCACCACGGAGTTGGCGGTCACCTAGAAACCTATATGAATCATACGGTTCGCGCCGGTGAACAACCCAATCACGAAAACTTTAAAAACTGGTTAGAAACCAAGAAAAATAAAGATGTTGAAAAATTAAAAGTTGAAAAGAATAAAGTTGCAAAACAAAACGAACTCAAAGATGAACTGAATAAGATTGATAGAAATAGAAAACACTATAACAATCTATTCAAAATGCATGGACATCTACAGGCAGCAAAGAATGCACTGATCGGTGTTTTAAATCAACATCAAGAATTCCAACACGAACACGGTGGTGAAACCGCAAACCCAGAGGGTTATGTTTTCCATCACGATAATGATTCCGATAAATTTGTTAACAGAGCAGAATTTTCCCGCAGAAACTTTGCAGGAATTAGAAACATATGAAAAAGTTTTTAGAAAAAGTTAAAGAAGACGAACAGACACATAGTCCTGTGGTGATGGCTTTTGGTCGTATGAATCCTCCCACCATTGGGCATGAGAAGTTGGTTCAAAGAGTTAAAGATATTGCAAAAGATTACAATGCACCTCACCATGTTATAATTTCACACACGGTTGATGCAAAGAAGAATCCTTTAGAAGTTGCAAAAAAACTCAAACATGCAAAAAGATTCTTTCCAAATACAAATTTATCAGCTTCAAGTAAAGAAAAACCAACTTTCTTGCAACACGCAGCTGCACTACATGCTGCTGGCCATGACCATTTAGTTATGGTTGCAGGATCGGATCGTATTCCAGAATATGAAACTAAACTGAATCAATACAACGGAGAAGGTCCAGGAAAGCTGTTTAACTTCAAGAAGATAGAAGTTAAGTCTGCTGGGCATCGTGATCCAGACTCAGAAGGTGCAGAAGGTATGTCCGCATCAAAAATGAGAGAACATGCACTGAATAACCGTTTCAATGATTATATTGACAAAGACGGCAAAAGTAAACCCGGATTCAAAAGTGGTATTCCTTCTCATGTACCAGAAAATCATGCGAGAGAGTTGTTCCGTGATGTTCGCAAAGGCTTAGGTCTAAATGAAGATTTCAATCGTGGTCTGTTCAAGGCTATCTTTGTTACTGGTGGTCCAGGTTCAGGCAAAGATATCATCATCCGTGAAGCAATTGCTGAAAGTAAAACTGTCGAACTTAATTCTGTTCAGGCATTTGATCTTTTAATGGATAAACAAAAGTTATCCGAGAAGACTAGTGATCAACGCAGAGAAGCTATTCGCAATCGTGGACCACTGATTATCAATGGTCCTGCTGATGATCATAACAGAATGTTTACAATCAAAGAAGAACTAGAAGAATTGGGTTATGAAACTTCTATGGTGTTTGTTGACACCACAAACGAAGCCAGCAAAGAGAGAAATGAAAAACTGGCAAAGATGATTGCCGAATCTGTCAGACATGATAAGTGGAAACTTGCACAGAATTGCAAGGAATCTTATTTACAAAGCTTTTCAAACTTCATTCATTTCAACAACAGTTCATCTCTTGAGGAAATCGAAGAAGATATTACTGACACCTACGAAAAAATAAATAGGTTCATTGAGAACAAAAATTATAATGAAATTGCGTTCTCTTGGTTGGAAAGTCGCGGTAAAATCAATATCGCAGAATCATATGGTTTATTATTTAAGGAAGATGAAAATGTTAAGAAAAATTCTAGATTTTTTGAGAATTACAAGTCCAAGCGCAACACCGGAAAAACATCCACTGGATATTCAAAAATATCAGCCGGTTCAGGCTCAAGAGCCGCAGGTCCAAACGATATCCCAGCCGACAATCGTGCAGGAGACCCCAACGCCGACAATATCAAGTGGGACGCCAACAAGCGAACCGGTAGTTACATCTTCCGAACCTACACCGAAGAAAACTCCGCGCAAACCCGCCAAGACTTCCCAGAACCAAAAGAAACAAACTTCAGCAAAGACAAAGAAAAAGTAAAGAAGAAGGGACTGGTTAATGTTCCGACTGCTAGTTACAGACACAGAAACGTTACAACCATCGGTCCAGAATTCGATACACGCCAGCAAGGCACAGTTTATCCTATGTCTGGTCTGGGGGATGTAACGTATAGAGAAGAAACTAATTTTGCTTCTTTTAGAAATCGTCTAAAAGAGTCTTTTATGGATCCAGGCGACAATGAAATGGGTGTTGCTGGTGTTTTAAACGGTGCGACAAACAAAGAGCCAATTCAAAGTCCAAAAGACAATATTGGTATAACAATTTCAAAGAAAAAGAAAAAGAAATGAAATCATTCCTAGACTTTGCCAAAGAAAAAGAAAATGACGAACTGAAAAGACAGATCGATCATCACGAAGAAATGGCTGACGAACACCAAGAGAAAGCTGAAGCTGCTTTAATGATGGGTGACCGTGATGGCCACGCACTGCATATGGCAAAGAGTAATCACTTTAAGACACAATGTGAAAACCTAAAAAGCATGAAAGAAGAAGTTGAACAGATTGATGAACTGAAAAAATCCACACTAAGTTCTTATGCAAAAAAAGCAGCAGATGATGTGTCTTATCATTCTTTTTCAGCAGGAAATCGTTCCGAAAAAGACCCCGAACGATTGAAAGATGATAAAATGGCAATGAAGCGACAATCTGGCCTCAATAAGGCGATTGATCGTTTATCTAAAGAAGAAGTCGAACGGGTTGAAGAGAATCATGTTGCAATCGCAATGGGCAAAGAACTTGACGATGAAGGCAGTATGGTTATGAATCAACTGGATCAGATTCAGCGTTCAATTAGCACGATGCGCGACATAGTAAAAGATCCAGAAATGCAATTGCCTGGTTGGGTTCAATCTAAAGTCACTCTAGCTGCCGATTACATGGAGACTGTTGCTGGTTACATGTCAAGCAAAAATGAAAAGGTCAGCGAAGAAGTTGAATTGGACGAAGCCACACCAGCATGGCAACGCAAAGAAGGTAAATCTGAAGCTGGCGGTTTGAACAAAAAAGGCATCATGTCATATCGCCGTGCAAACCCAGGATCAAAATTATCGATGGCTGTCACAACTAAACCATCAAAACTAAAACCAGGTTCCAAAGCAGCAAATAGACGCAAATCTTTTTGTGCTAGAATGTCGGGAATGAAGAAACGTTTGACTTCTGCTAAAACGGCAAAAGATCCAAACTCTAGAATAAATAAGTCACTACGCAAATGGAATTGCTAAACGGAGAACAACAATGATCAATTTAAAAAAACAAGACCCTGTTGCTGATGCAGTAAAAGATATTTTACAACAAGAAGCACTAAAAGGCAATCAGCACAAGATCGATAAGAACAAGAATAACAAAATCGACTCTCACGATTTTAAAATTCTCCGTGGTGAAAAGCCAGAAGTAAAAGAAGGCTGGGATGACATGCTCAAAGCCGGAAAAGAACGTGCCGAAAGAGAGAGACAAGAAATGGGCACCGGCAAATTTGACAAAAGAGAAGTTAAACCTGGTGTAGTAAGATACACAAAAAAGCCAGAAAAATATGAACCAGCTGAAAAAACACAAAAAGAAGAAGTTGAACAGATTGATGAACTGAAAAAGTCAACTGTCAAGTCTTACATTGCCAAAAAAATGGCAAGTCTTCCTGGTAAAAATCCCAAGAAAGATCAAGAAGACTTGATGAGAGCTCATCACCGTGTCACTGGTGTTAAACCAACATCAGAAGAAGTTGAACAAGTGCAAGAACGCGAAATGACTTCTGGTGAGACAACAGAGAGAGAACGCATCGTCAAAGGCATGAAAAAATCTCTAAAAGGTTTCAAGGCTCGTTACGGTGAGCGTGCTAAGTCTGTCATGTATGCAACTGCAACAAAGAATGCTATGAAAGAAGAAACGATTGAAGAAGGTAAACGTCCAGAAGGTGATACTGTACCTTTCGTTACAGGTGCAAACACCACTTCTTCACCAATGAATAAAATTAAAGAAGTTGCCGGTGCAGCAATGAAGAAGATTTCTAAAGACTTAAAAACTAAGTAAAATGAATAAGACTGCATCTAAAATAAAAGAAATTGTCAAAAAGACTGTTACCGAAAAGCCATCTTTCGGCACAGATCCTATGGAACCATGGTCCGCAAAATATAATGTCACAGAAGATGCAGCTCTCGATAGATATCTTTTATCCAGAGGTTTGAATCCTAAGTATGTGAACAGGGATATTAAAGTTTCACATGCAAAGTCCAATTCATTTATAAATTGGAAAAATTCTCATGCCTCTGAGTTGCAAAAAGAGAACATGACAACCGCACATACGCCTGCGGCCAAAAGACAACACCAACTGAAGAAGTCTGCACACTTTGGTAAAGAAATAACAACCAATGGCATTCATGGTACAAAATTACACTCTGAAGCTGTTGACAAAAGAGATGTTGTAATGTTTGACATTCCATTTCTGATCAGGGTGTTGGAATATGCACGTGAAGATGCCAAGACTGATATGGACTTACACAAAGTTGTAACCAAGTTGATACAGATTCGCAACAAAGGCGTTCTGACAATGAAGGACTATAACTTTGTCACAAGACTAAAAGAACACTTTGAAATTGATGAAGTTCTTTCAGAACAAACGGACGAAGCAAAGAAAGAATGGGAAAAGAAAGCACAATCTCGTTCTGAAATTTGGAGAAGAAAACGTCTGAAGATTGATGAAGACAAATATCAAGATTCTATGGCTGCAACACAGACTGTAGGATCAGAAGTTGATACCGATTCTGTACCAAAGAGAAAACGTGAAATGACTAAATCAGCAAGAATGATTAAGTCGATTTACAAGAAGAAACGTGTCAAGGATGTCAAAGAGGAACTATACGATCACGAAAAAGAAGATAAAGGTGCGAAATTTGGTGAAAAACCATTTGCTGCAGCCGTTCTCAGTGGTGGAAAGACAATGACTGGTACACAAAGAGACACCATCGAAATTGATCCAATGATGCGTGCCAAGCCAGGAAAAGTAAAGAGATAAATAGAACATAACCCACAGGTTAAAAGGAGAATATAAATGTCATCTTGGGGAAATAACGATAATGCAGCTAACGCGCCTTACTGGGCAGTTAACTCAACAATAGTAAATGCAGCTGATGTAAAAGCTGTGGCTGCAGCACCAACTGCCGCTAACGTAGCACTTCTCTACGGAAACACTACAGCTGATGTTTACACCTCAGGTGAAACAATTGGTTTGTTTGGTGTTGACGCACAAGAAGCTGACGTTGCAGGCAACGGTGTTATTCACACTGGCTGGGTTCTGAAAACTACAGGATCTGGTGGTCGCGCTGGGCGAGTTCAACAAGAAGTGCTTGTCGCTTTGAGTGAAATGAAGTCTCCAGATGGTGATGCTCAGATATATGCAAACGTTGGAATCACTCTGACTGGTCCATCTAATGCAACAGTCACATCCAGTACTTCTAATGCTAATTTCGCAACATTCACTGTTTCGCCTGCACTAGTTGGAAATACATCCGCAACACTGTCTTATCAGTGGCAAGTCAACAGCAACACAGGCAGCCTGGGTTGGACAAACGTTGCAAACAACACACCAACGGCAACAGGTTATCTTGGTGGAACAACAGGTTCATTGTTGGTATATCCATATAATGCAACCGCAAACGCTTATGTGTTACGCGCAGTCGTTACTGCCGCAGATCAAGGCGTATCCGCAACATCTGCAAACGCAACAATTACAATTATGTAATTGAATTGGGGATGGTGAAAGCCATCCCCTTTTTACAAGATGTTTGATGATTTGAATGAAGACAATTTTATGATGTATGCAATGAAGGCATATGTTTCGCCGCATTGTATCATGTCTGAATTTGAGGGAGATATCAAAAGAATAAAATACCTGAAAAGGTTATTCAGAAGATATAAGATAACAAAATCCCTTAAAGAACGTCTGATTTTAAATCACATCATCTTATTAAACAATGTTTTTGGTCCAAAGGTGACAGCAAGAATATTGTTTTATAAGATCGATGACCGCGATTATGATATTTTGAAAACTTTTCTGTCTTATCTTGACATAGCACCTGATGTTGTGTACGGAATAAGAGGAAAGAACATCCATGTTTCAGAAATTCCTTTAGAACCTAATGTCGCAGAGATATTACTCAAAATATGAAAACATTCAAACAATACCTAGACGAAAAAGGCAGATGCTGGCCAGGCCATAGACCTGTGCCCGGTAAAAAGCCATATTCACCAGGTAGTTGTGTAAAAGAAGAAGTTAATGAAGATTTGAGACAGTGGTTCAAACAAAAATGGGTTCGAATGGATACAAAAGGCAATATAAAAGGTGATTGTGCAAGAGAACCTGGTGAAGGAAAGCCAAAGTGTCTACCAGCAGCCAAAGCACATTCATTAGGAAAAGAAGGTAGAGCATCGGCTGCAAAAAGAAAACGCAGAGAAGATCCAAATCCAGAACGCAGAGGCAAACCAATATTTGTCAGGACAAAGAAATGAAAAGACTCAAGCAATTCATCGAAGAAAATTATCTAGAAGAGAAAAATAAGCCAACAAGCCCAGAAAAGTGGGCTCGCGCTAAGTCTGCTGCCAAATCCAAGTTTGCTGTTTATCCTTCTGCTTATGCAAATGCATGGGCATCAAAGAAATATAAATCGATGGGCGGCGGTTGGAGATCAGTATCAGAAGATGTTGCAATGGGTGCTGCACCAACAAATGCAGTAGGCACAGGCAACATTGCTGGCACCGGCGGTGCAGGCGGTGAACCAGGTGTTTCTAAGAAGAGAAACCCAGTAATGTCATTCTACAAACGTAAACAATCTAAGATGTAAAATGTGGATATTAAAGTGGTTACCTAACTGGATATTCTACGCAATCTTTTTTGCAGGATTGTTGGGGCTTGTCGCATCCTTTGTGATGAAATTTATACCATTTGTTTATGTCTACAGAACACCAATACAAGTAGCATCAGTAATTCTGGTTGCCATTGGCACATACATGGCTGGTGCGATCTCTAATGAAGAAGCTTGGATTGCCAGGGTCAGAGAGTTGGAAGTAAAACTTGCAGCAGCAGAGGCTGAAGGTGCAAAAGAGTCTGTAAAAATTGTTGAAAAAGTTGTTACTCAGCAAAAAGTGATAAAAGAAAAAGGCGAAGAAGTAATCAAATACGTTGATCGTGAAGTTGTCAAGTTCGACACGAAGTTTCTACCTGGTGGTGAGTGCGAGATACCAAAAGAATTCGTAAAATCACTTAATGAAGCAGCAAAGCCACCAGAGGGTGGTGTGTGGGGTCTGGAGAAAAAGAAATGAAATATCTTATTGTCTTGGTTGCATTCTTTTTAACTGGCTGTGCTACTGTTTCTGTTCCAGTCAAAGCAAAGTTTCCTATTATGCCGGACACTTTACTTGTTAAATGCCCACAATTAGAACAAACAAAAGAAGATGCAAAATTAAGCGACATAAGCAAAGTTATTGCAGGTAATTATACAACTTATTATGAGTGTGCAGTGAAACATGAGGCGATTGTTGAGTGGTACAAAATTCAAAAAACGATTTATGAAAGCGTAAAATAATGGAACTGACTAAAGAACAATTGAAGCAATTGCTTCCGAAAAATCCTTATATCGATTACTGGCACAATGCTTTATCGAAATTATTACCAGAATATCAGATAAACACACCACAAAGAATCGCTGCATTCGTTGCTCAGTGTGCTCACGAATCTGGTGGATTCATGGTCTTACAAGAAAACTTAAATTACAAACCAGCTTCGTTACGCAAGTTGTTTGGTAAGTATTTTCCAACAGATGAGTTAGCAAACCAGTACTGTGCGCGTCCAAACAAACAAGAAGCAATAGCAAACAGAATCTATGCATCACGCATGGGTAATGGAGATGAAGCGTCTGGTGACGGATTCAGATATCGTGGTCGCGGGTTGATTCAATTAACTGGCAAAGACAATTATACATTCTTTGCTGGTTCATTAGGCATCACTGTTGAAGAGTGTGCAGAATACATGGCCACATTCGAAGGTGCAGCACAATCTGCTTGCTGGTTCTGGGAAACAAACAACCTGAATCAGTGGGCTGACAAAGGTGATATCGTTACACTAACAAAGCGTATCAATGGTGGAACTATCGGTCTAGATGATCGTATTAAACATTATGAACACGCTCTGCATGTTCTAGGTGTCTGAAATGTCCAGAATGAATGATCGAAAACTATTCATGGTTGCCGCAGGCCTAATATTGTTGCCTGTTATTTTGGCTTTCTTTGGTGGAGATAAATTCAGGTATCCATGTCAAAACCCAGATAACTGGGATAAAGACTTTTGCAAAATGCCAAAGTGTGACGTAACTAGAACGTGTCCAGAACATATTTTCAAAGGGCAGAGAGATCCAAGACTTGGACCTCCACCAACACGTGTTGAACCTATAGTATCTGGAGTTGCACCTCAAGCTTGCCCACCAGCAAATCAGAATCAAGGAGTTAATTGTGGAAAATAATGAATTATATACAGAAGACCAGTTGATGGCTCGTTTGAAGTTCTTCATTGGCATTTGCTTGGCTCTAACGCTGACTGGCATTGTCTTTGTTGTTCTTTATTCTATCATTTTCGTGACACAGCCACTCAATGCTATTTCTCCTATCGACCAGAAGTTCTTTGAACTGATTATACCTATCGCAACATTCTTAACAGGAACATTGTCTGGTATAATGCTGGCTGGTAATGATCCAGAAGCTAGAATGAAAGCTTTAGATGCAGCAACTAGACCAACACCTGTGTCTCCTGCGCCTGCACCAGCACCAACCACAAGTTTCAATCCAATGCCGATGCCAGGTATGCCTACAATGCCAAGTTCTCCATATGTGCCTACGCCAATGCCTGCACCGTCAATCACAACAGGCTTTGGTGGAAGACCTGCACCTCCAATGGCGCCACAACCAGAACTTTAAATGAATTATTTAAAAAGCATGTTATCCGATGGGATAAATGATAGTGTCAGTAGCAAAAGAGTTGTTACCTTTTTAGCATTTTTACTATGTGCTACCGCATTTGTTTCAGATTTGTTTTTCGGATTAAAAATAGATTCGGGAACATATGAATCGATGATGTACATTGTAATTGCAGGATTAGGTTTTACAGCAAGTGAAAAATTCGCAAAACAAAAGGAAAATTAAAATGAAATCTCTACTCATTTCTTTCGCTCTATTATTCGGTCTTTCATCCGTTTATGCAACAGCATCAGCACCAACACCAAAAGCATCAGAACCACAAAAGGTAAAAGTCTGTGTCGATGTTAAAGACAAAGAAGGTAAACCAGTTAAAGATGCCAAAGGTAATGTGAAGCAGAACTGTAAAGAAATGAAGGCACATAAGAAACTTGAGGGAACAGAAGTTCCAGTAAAGAAGTAAAATGGCATCCACGACCGAAAGACTAGGCATTGTTGAAACTAAGGTGGAAAACCTTAGTGAAAAAATTGATCATTTAAAAGTTGATGTTAAAGAGATGCACGATTGTTTAGATAAAACACGTGATGATCTAAAAGCTCAACTAGAAACAATGTATGATGCTTCTTGTACTCAACATGCCGAACTGGCAAAGAAAATCAGCTCTTTGGAAAAAATCCGAGAAAAAACCATGTGGATGGTTGCTGGTGCGGTTGCTGCTGCCGGTATATTTTCTGGTCATTTGGATAAAATACTTGCATTTTTTGTTTGATTGATGTAGAATAGAGTTTCTTGTAAACTTTTTCTTTTCGTTATGTCTGTTTTTATTGATAGAGCCTTTCTGCTTCGGGTTTCCCCGAAGCTTCAAAAATTCACCACAAAGAAACCTGATCTGTACAATTTCAGGTGCCCTCTTTGTGGTGATTCCACTAAAAACAAAACCAAAGCCCGTGGTTATGTTTACCGAAAAAAGAATGACTATTTTTACCGGTGCCACAATTGTGGTGCATCTACCAGCTTTTACAATTTTCTGGAAAAAGTTGATTCTAGCCTTGTAAAAGAATATGCGTTAGAGCGATACAAGAACGGTGAAGATGGAAATCAAAACTACCCAAAACCCGAATTTGAAGAAGTAAAAGAAAAACCAATTTTCAAAAAGAAATTGGATTTACCTTCTATTGCTGATTTGCCTGATGAACATTATGCAAAAGTGTATGTTCAGAATAGGAAAATACCGGAAAGTAAATATTCAAATCTTTATTATGCAGAAGACTTTAAAGATTTTGTGGAATCCCTGAATATTGAAAAAGATGGTTTAAAAGATGAAGATCCGAGGCTTGTCATACCATTCTATGATGAAGAAAAGAATTTGGTAGCATTTCAGGGTCGCGCTCTCGGTGAATCCAAATTGAGATACATAACTGTAAAGTTAAGTGAAGAAAATCATAAGATATTTGGTCTAGATAATATTAATAAAGAAGAATATGTTTATGTTGTTGAAGGTCCTATTGATTCAATGTTTTTAGAGAATGCAATTGCAACAGCCGATTCAAACCTAACATCGGCAGCAAAGCATATTGATAAAAGCAAAGTAGTTTTAGTCTATGACAATGAACCTAGAAACAAAGAACTGCACAAGCAAATGGATAAGGCCATTGAAGAGCATTATAATGTTGTTATTTGGCCGGAAATGATTGAAGAAAAAGATGTGAATGATATGATCTTGGCTGGTTTTTCACCAGAAGAAATCCAAGATATTATAAGTAAAAACACCTTTGTGAATTTGAGAGCAAAGATGGAATTCGTAAATTGGAAGAAAACATAATGGAGAAAATGAATGAAAGTAAGTTTAGTTAATTATTCGCAAGGTCCTTTTGAAAATATTATGGGAGTAGATGTACCATCCAAGAAAAGTCTTTTGGATCAGGTCGCTTACTGTGCCAGAGTATCAAATCCCTCCAACCAAAACAACACCGAAACATCGGAGAAACTGGTTCGTTATCTGATTAAACACCAACATTGGTCGCCGTTGGAGATGGTTTCCGTCTGTCTGGAAATCGAAACCACACGTGATATTGCGAGACAGATTCTGAGACATAGGTCATTTTCATTCCAAGAATTCAGTCAACGATATGCTGTTGCTGATCTTGGTTGGGAAATGAAAGAAGCAAGATTGCAAGATTTAAAAAATCGACAAAATAGTGTTAAGACTGATAATCTTGCACTTAAAGCTTGGTGGGAAGAAAGACAGAAACGAGTGATCAGAGAATCCCAGGAAGCTTATCAGTGGGCAATTGATAATGGAATTGCAAAAGAACAAGCTCGTGCGGTTTTACCTGAAGGACTTACATTATCTAGAATGTACATGAACGGAACATTGCGTTCTTGGGTTCACTATATACAACTCCGCAGCGCAAATGGAACACAGAAAGAACATCAGGATGTTGCACTTGCTTGTGCTGATGCAATCGAACCAATTTTCCCAATGATCAAGGAGTATGTGAATGAACAGTCGTAAAGATGTTAAGAAATTCATGGATGCATGTGATCAGAAAGAAAGAAATTTTGGCAATCAATCTGAACTATATCTTGATCTTGTTGTTGAAGAATTCAAAGAATTAATGGCAGCTTATGCAAATCGTGATATAGTTGAGGTTGCTGATGCGTGTGCAGACTTGAAATGGGTGATTGAAGGCCTAGAGATCACCTTAGATTTACCACAACAAAAGGTGTGGGATGAAGTTGCCAGGAGTAATCTGGAAAAAATCTCTACTAACGGAAAAGTCTTGAAGAGAGAAGATGGAAAAGTTTTGAAACCAGAAGGTTGGACTCCGCCAGACATTAAAACAATACTAAAGAATAAGGTGTAATATGGAAGAATATCTAGGCATTAGAATTAATTTAGAAAGAGATGGATTATTTGACGAACTCGGAATCAAGAGACTTAAAGAATCTTACATGCGAGAAGATGAAGTCTCACCCCAACACAGATTCGCATACGTATCCAAAGCTTTCGGAACCGATCTGGCTCACGCTCAGCGTTTATATGAGTATAGCAGTAAACATTGGTTATCTTATAGTACTCCTATTCTTAGTTATGGGCGCAGTAAGCGTGGCTTGCCTATCTCATGCTTTCTCAACTTTATTGAAGACACTGCGGAGGGTTTAGTTGACAATCTTTCTGAAACTAATTGGCTGTCTATGTTTGGCGGTGGTGTTGGTATCGGCTTTGGGATACGTTCGGCGGATGATAAATCTACTGGCGTTATGCCGCACCTCAAGATTTACGATGCATCGAGCTTGGCTTATCGCCAAGGCCGTACTCGCCGTGGAAGTTATGCTGCTTACCTTGATATTAGTCATCCTGATATTATTCCCTTCTTAGAGATGCGTAAGCCAACCGGTGATCCGAATGTCAGATGTTTGAATCTACACCATGGCATCAATATCACCGATGATTTCATGCAACTAGTTGAAAATTGCATGTTGGATCCCCAGGCTAGCGATGACTGGAAACTTATTGATCCGAATACAAAAGAAGTTCGTGAGACAGTATCAGCAAAACATCTGTGGCAGCAAATTCTAGAACTACGTATGCATACAGGTGAACCATACATTCACTTTATTGATACTAGCAATCGCCACTTGCCACAATGGTTGAAAGATAAAGGACTAAAGGTTCACCAGTCAAATCTGTGTTCTGAAATTATTCTACCAACAGATGAGAAGAGAACTGCTGTGTGTTGTCTGTCTTCTTTAAACTTGGAGTATTATGATGATTGGAAAGATAACGAACTATTTCTTCGGGACGTTGCGGAGATGCTCGATAACGTTCTTCAGCACTTCATTGATAATGCTCCTGATAGCATATCACGCGCAAGATACTCTGCTTCTATGGAACGCTCTATTGGTATTGGTGCCCTCGGCTTTCATGCTCTTCTACAAAAGAACAATGTAGCATTTGAAGGTGTAATGGCGAAAGTATTAAATAATAAGATTTTCAAACATGTTAGGGAGAAACTAGATGAAGCGAATCTTCAACTCGGTCTGGAACGCGGTGAAGCACCCGATGCCGTGGGCACTGGCAAGCGTTTTAGTCATCTTATGGCTATTGCTCCAAATGCTTCTTCGTCTATCATTATGGGAAATACTAGCCCTAGTATTGAGCCTTATCGTGCTAACGCTTACCGTCAGGACACTTTATCTGGCGCATTTTTAAATAAGAATAAGCATTTGGATAAGTTGATCAGGGAGAAACTTGGGTTGCAAACAGGAATGGATTCCGGTACGTATGCTGATACTTGGTCTTCAATTATTGCAAATGATGGTTCCTGTCAACATTTGGATTTGTTAGATGAAAACGAAAAGGCCGTCTTTAAGACATCCATGGAAATTGATCAACGTTGGGTGATTGAACATGCAGCCGATAGACAAGTGTTTATCGATCAGGCACAATCTCTCAATCTATTCTTTCGGCCAGATGTGAATATTAAATATCTACATGCGATTCACTTCTTGGCATGGAAAAAAGGTCTGAAGACTCTATACTACTGCCGCAGTGAAAAACTGGCTAAGGCCGATAAAGTTTCGAAACGAATCGAACGTGATGTTATTAAAGAACTTGATATGAGCGCTATTGCTCAAGGTAACGAATGTTTAGCTTGCGAGGGATAAAATGAAAAAACTATTACTAACACTATTATTTGTTCCATTAGTTGCATTTGCACAAAAAGAAAAGGCCGGTGTCACATACGATGTACTACTCACAAGAGTCATCGATGGCGACACCGTAGCCTTTCAAGCCAACTGGCTGCCAGACCCTCTTAAGAAAGAGTTGTCAATTAGAGTCTTTGGAGTCGATACTCCAGAAAAAGGACATAGAGCAAAGTGTCCACAAGAAGATGCTAGAGGACAAGCCGCAACTCAGTTCACTAAAGATACGATTAATAAATCCCAAAAGAGACAAGTTGTTCTCATTGACTGGGACAAGTACGGTGGTCGTGTATTGGGAGATGTATTACTAGACGGCAAAAGTTTAAGAACCCTTTTAATAACAAACGGTTTCGCCAGAGAATATTATGGTGAAGCAAAAACTTCATGGTGTTAATATGAAAAGAATTTTAAGATTTACAGCATCATGGTGTCAACCATGTAAAGTATTGGCAAAAAATTTAGAGTCTGCCAAAAACAACAACAATGTTCCTATTGAAGTTGTTGATATTGATGTTCATTCTGATATTGCCATGGAATATGGTATCAGAAGTGTACCAACATTGGTGATGAAAGATGGCAATATAGAAATTAAGAGATTTAGTGGTGTTCGTTCACTTAAAGAATTAGAAGGTTGGATAAATGATTAAGAAATTAGAAACAAAACTCACGGATGAACGCAACCATTTCAAGCCGTTCAACTATCCTTGGGCTTATGATGCGTGGTTGAAACATGAACAGTCACATTGGCTCCATACAGAAGTGCCAATGGCCGAAGATGTGAATGATTGGAAAAAGAAATTAACAAATGAAGAAAAACAATTCTTAACACACATTTTCAGATTCTTCACGCAAGGTGATATTGACGTTGCTGGTGGTTACGTTCGCAACTATCTGCCGTATTTCCCACAGCCAGAAGTGCGTATGATGTTGTCTGGTTTTGCTGCACGTGAGGCACTTCATATTGCTGCATACTCACACCTGATTGAAACTCTTGGTCTTCCAGAAACAACATATAATCAATTTCTCGACTATCAGGAAATGAGAGATAAACATGACTATGTTATGGACTTATCTTCACGTAACGGAACAAAAGAATCAACAGCAGAACATATTGCTGTGTTCTCAGCATTCACTGAAGGAATGCAATTGTTCTCCAGTTTCATCATGTTGTTAAATTTTCCAAGACAAGGCAAGATGAAAGGCATGGGTCAGATTGTTACTTGGTCGATTGTCGATGAGACTCAACACGCAGAATCCATGATCAAATTGTTCCGAACATATATAGAAGAAAACAAAGAAGTTTGGAACGATGATCTCAAATCAAAAATTTACACCATTGCTGAACGAATGGTTCAGCTTGAGGATAAGTTTATTGATTTAGCATTTAGTTTAGGTAATATGGACGGGTTAGATGCTGCTGATGTTAAACGTTATATCAGATACATTACTGATCGCCGTTTGATTAGTCTCGGACTCAAAGGTATTATGAAAGTTAAAAAGAATCCTCTACCTTGGGTTGAGGAAATGATCAACGCACCAACTCACACAAATTTCTTTGAAAACAGAGCAACCGACTATGCAAAGGGTGCTCTACAAGGAAGTTGGAGTGATGTATGGGCACATTAAAGGACTAAAATGTTTGGATTAAAATGGGATATGACAAAAGTGTTCATTGATACAATTCAAGAAACGAAAAGTTATTATACCGATGAGATTGTGAAAGACGAAGTATTAAATAAAGCCTGTCACGATTTTATAAAATCACAAACAGAATTTGCTTACATGTTAAAAAACAATTTTGTTAATGTATCTAAGTATTATGTAGATACACAAACAAATTATTTGTTTCCTAAGAGAGGAACTAAAGATGAACAAAACAATAACAGCCGAATGCCACAACTGTGAATCTTCTTATGATATAGAATATGTCGAAGAATTAACATCAGCAGATTATCCAGAATTTTGCCCGTTTTGCGGTGAACTGATAGAAGAGATTGCAGAATATGATGAAGATGATGATTCGGACAATCAAGAATGGGATTAAGTTGGTTATATAATAATCAAGACTTCACTGAAGATTTGATTAATGAATATTATGGTTTTGTCTACAGAATCACAAACAATATAACTGGTAAACAGTATATCGGCAAAAAATTCTTTTATTCTTCCAAAACAAAGCAAGTTAAAGGAAAAAAGAAACGTTTTAAAATTTCTAGTGATTGGCAAACTTACTATGGTTCCAATGAAGAACTTAAAAAAGACATTTCACTTCATGGCCGAGAAAATTTCAAAAGAGAAATAATACACCTGTGCAAAACAAAAGGTGAGTGTGGTTATCTTGAAGCGAAAGAACAATTCATTAATGGTGTTTTAGAAAGTGATGTATATTATAATTCTTGGATTATGGTTAGAGTTAGAAAATCGCACATCAAAGGATTACAATGTTAAAATGTTTTGAACATGTGAAAGAATATGATACATTATGCTTTCTGCCAGTAGAAGGTGAAGAAAACTCACTTCACGTAACGGTGAGTGAATATAAAAATGTTGGAGAACCTGTTGGTGGTAGTTCCATGGGTTCGGAATGGCACATAATACTATTCAAATCAGAAAATGATGCTATTGATGACCTCGATCATTTTGATGCAGTACTAACGGATCCGAGAGAATATGCTTCCTCTTTAATACCACAAGATTGGTATGGAATGATTGCTAGAAAAACAACAACCTCCAAAGAATACGTTGAAAAAGTGTTGACAGAATTGGAGAAATGTGATAAGATTCAGAAAATATAAATTCTTTAAGGTTTGTTATGATTCTCGTTGATCTAAATCAGGTATTGTTGGCCGGTCTAATGGCACAAATCGCCAACCAAAAAGGAATTAAGCTGGAAGAGAGCCTGGTCCGACACATGATCCTAAACATCATTAGGACTCATGTTAAAAACTTCCGTAACGAATACAATGAAGTTGTTCTTTGTTGTGACAACCGAAAATATTGGCGCCGCGAACTATTCCCTTTCTATAAAGCAGGACGCAAAAAGACTAGAGAAAAATCCGATTTGGATTGGCATCTCATCTTTGATATGTTGTCGAAATTTAAACAAGAACTAAAAGAATATTTTCCCTACAAAGTTGTTGATGTTGAAGGTGCCGAAGCTGACGATATTATTGGTACTCTTGTGCCTCGACACATTATGCATGAAAATATTTTGATTATTTCTAGTGATGGTGACTTCCTGCAATTGCAACAATACAATACTGCATCAAGCAAGTATACCGTCAAGCAATATAATCCCTCACAGAAGAAATTTATTATTTCTGAAAATCCTTTGATGGAATTAAAAGAAAAAATCATTCGTGGTGATAAAGGTGATGGGATTCCAAATATTTTGTCACCATCTGATTGCTTTGTTCGCGAGTTACGCCAAACAACAATTTCCAAGATCAAATTGGAAAAGTTGATGGAGAAAAACTACGCAGACTGGGATAATGAGAATGAGAAAATTGGTTTTTCAAGAAATCAAGCACTAATTGATCTCAGTAACATTCCAAACGATATCAAAGACAAAATTATAAATACTTATGATGAAGTCAAACCGGCTTCTAAGAGTAAGATTTTGGATTATCTGATAGCTAACAAGCTTAAAAATTTAATTGAAGTAATTGAGGATTTTTGATGAAAACACTGTATGAAGTATTTGATGAATTTGAAAATGCTAAAAGCAAAAAAGAAAGAATGCAAGTAATTGGCAATAACTTGTCACAAACTTTGGTTGATGTTTTTAAATTAACTTATCATCCAGATTTTAAGTGGAAAATAAAAGAGCTTCCAGAAAACTATAAAGTACCAACCGATATGTTGCCTGGTATAACACATGATAGTCTAAACGCTCAACTGCGAAGACTATATATGTTTCTAGAAGGTAACCAAACAGCTGAAACACTCACTGATAAAAGACGGAACGAATTACTCATTCAAATGTTGGAATCTATCGAACCGAGAGAAGCTGAAGTGTTGTTGGGAATCTTTCAAAAAGATTTAGGTGTAAAAGGATTGGATTACAAGTTCGTCAAGGAGGCTTTTCCTGATCTACTACCATGACAATCAAAGAAAAACTAATAGTAACGTCTGGTTATTTTGATCCAATAACATTAAAAGAAATAATACACCTACAAAAATGTAAAGAGATGGGTGATTGGTTAATTGTAGGCATACATTCTGATATGTTATTGCATATGAAGACGGGTATATTAAATCAAAGCCTAGAAGTTAGAAAAAGAATACTTGAAAGTATAAAATACGTCGATGAAGTTTTTATCTTCAATGATTGTAACGATAATGTGTGTAATTTATTAAAAGTGGTGAAAGTATGTTACCCCCGCTCAAACATCACTTATGTTTCTGAGTTTGATATGTCAGACAGACCAGAAACAAAAATTGGGGGCATTAATTTTGAAGTTTTAAGTAAGGAGTAATTTAAGTGTCAAAAAATGTTGAAAAGTTTCGTAGGAATAGAAACTACAACGAAGATGATTATGAGTTCTTTTATGAAAAGAAAAAAATGAAGAAAAAACCATCAAGAAAATCTTTTTATAACGAAGATTATCATGATTATGATAATGAGTACCAAAAGTCTACAAGAAAACGTTATAGACAAATAGATTGATATAAATTTGGTTGTTGCGTAGATACAACAACTAGCTTGACAACATCCTCAATTCTGTTATAATAGAAACTATTGAGGATGACTTAATTATGATGATTTATACACGAACTGCAAAGTCCAAAGTCAAAAAAAGGCCAAAGGCTGAGCGCGAGCAATATGAAAAGTGGTTGGAATCACACAAACCAACTAAAATTCTTAAAGTTGTTAAAACTAACAACATTTTGACCGGTTATAAACTCTCGGCACCTGTCGGCCGTGAAACCGTGCGTCATCCTTCACTAAGTACCGGCGAAAACGGTGCCACAAAAGCTTCTCCGAAAGTTTATACCGGCACAAAAGTCGTCGGAATCGCCACAATGCATAAATCGAACGCTGTTCCTGTGTTTTCTGATGAGGAAGCAGTCGAAATTTCGAAAATGAGGCGATAAAATGAAGTCCAAAAAAAGTTTTGTTGTAAAATTGCAACGTCCTGTGTGCCGGACGCCAATTAAATATGTTCAGAAACACAAAAATGATGTAAAATACTCACGTAAAGACAAAAACATGCGTAATTTTACTAAAATTGTGATTGGAGATGAATAATGCAAGAGAAAAATTCTTGGGTAACACACCTGATCGAAGCAGATGACGGTTCGGGTGATGCAATCCTACAATTTCCCGATGAACTGATTCAGCAAAAAGGCTGGAAAGAAGGCACTGTCTTGAATTTAGAAGTTCAACAGACTCCGACCGGCAATGTACTTGTAATTACTGAAAAGAAATAAGATGACACTGATTGATTCAAAATCTATTTTGGCTAAATTGATGGCCACCGAAGACTTGATCGTTGAACAACGAAATGTTGCAACTGCTTTTTTCGATGTTAAGAACCGTATCTTGACGGTACCTGTTCTTGACAAGGATATCTCTCCTCAACTGTATGATCTTTTCATGGGTCACGAAGTTGGTCATGCTCTCTATACCCCTCTTGATGGACTGATGAAGTCAAAAGAAGAGAAGATGAACATGGGTATTCTGAACATTGTTGAAGACTCACGCATTGAACGTAAAATCAAATACAAATATCCTGGGCTTAAAAACTCCTTTGTTAAAGCTTACCAAGAGCTTTTGGAGAAAGATTTCTTTGCAACAGAAGGCAAAGACTTGAATGAATACAATTTCATTGACCGTGTCAACCTTCATTGCAAGGGCGGCGCAGGCTTGGCAATCAAATTCAACGAAACCGAACGCGATCTTTTAAAAGACATTGAATCCACCGAAACTTTCGATCAAGTGATTGAAGTGACAAAGCGTGTTGTCGATTATATGAAGATGGTTGAAGAAGAAAAACAAAAATATGATGATTCTGGAGAAGGCAACGAACCCGGTGAAGATGAGGGTGACAACGAATCTGATCAACCGAATTACGATGAAGATGAAGAAGGAAACAACAATCAATATTCCGACGAACCATCTGAAGAAGATGTTGAAGAACCCAAAGAAAAAGATAGTTCGAACAAGACTGGCACCGGCCAACAAGATAATTCGGAAAAAAATATCCGTTCTCTAACCGATGAAGCTTATCGTAAGAATGAACATCAACTCTTTTCGAATGATGATACTCAAATCAATTATGTGAATATTCCAGAATTCGATGTGAATCAGATTTTCGATTACAAAGATGTTTATAAAAAATATCGCGAAGACAATTATGATATCGATAAAAAAGGATTCGACAAGTTCCGCCGCGAGTCAAACAAGGTTGTCTCTTATTTGGTAAAAGAATTTGAAATGCGTAAGAATGCCGATCAATTAAAGCGTGCAAGCACTTCAAAGACTGGTGATTTGAATCTGAACCGAATTTTTTCCTATCAGTTCAATGAAGATATCTTTAAGAAAGTTACCGTGGTTCCTGGTGGCAAGTCTCACGGGCTTATCATCTTCCTCGATTGGTCTGGTTCGATGGCTCAACATATCGGTAACACCGTGAAACAATTGTTGAACCTTGTGATGTTCTGCAAGAAAGTAAATATTCCTTTCGAAGTCTATTCTTTCATTGAAGAAACAGTTAGTGAAGAGATGGTCAATTTCAAAGTGAAACCAAATGATATTTCGATATATAGTTTTGGTATCATCAATTTGTTGTCTAGTCGCATGTCTTCAAAAGACTTTGTTTATGCTGGTGCCGCACTGATGCATATTGCCGGTGTTAATACTTACAGAAACATCGTAAGGACTCCTTATTGGATGTCTTTGTCTGGTACACCACTCAACGAAATCATCATTGCTGCAATGGAAATTGTTCCACACTTCCAGAAGAAAAACAAACTTCAAATTGTGAACACCGTTTTCTTGACAGATGGTGATGGGCATCCTTTGACAAATGTTTATACCGATTATACCGGATATACCCGAGATTTGCGTAAAGGCAGTAACGGCAAAGAAGCGAACAAAATCATTATTCGTGATCCTAAAACCAAAAACGAAGAACAGTATGATACTAAACGTTATAATAACTTTCAAACCACTTGCTTGATTAAGTTGTTGAAAGCTCGTACAAATTCAAACGTGATTGGTTTCTATATTGCTCACGGAAGAGATTACAGGTCCAAAGTTGATCAGTTCTTTGGGAACAACAAAGAATATGAAGCAATCAAAGAGGCGGCTCGCAAAGACAGGTATTGTATTGTTAACAATGCAGGCTTTAATGAATATTATCTTCTTCGTTCAGAAGCAATGAACACCGATGAAAACAACGAATTGATTGTGAAAGAAAATGCTACGACACGTGGTATCGTATCCGCATTCAATAAGTATGCTAGCGGTCGAGTGAATAACCGAGTTGTTCTCAACCGTTTTATTGATCTTATTACTTAAAAAGGAATTATAATGTTTTATTCTGAATATCTAAATGGAAGCAAGAAAGCAACTGTTTCCAAGAACAATGAGTTGTGGGAAGTGTCTATGTACATGGACAATCGAATCCTTCAAAAAACTGTTGTGTCGAGCGAACAACATGCTGAAGTCGTTGCAGAAGATTTTATCAATTCAGGTTCTCACATTTCTCCAACCCTGTTGAATGAGAAACTCAATGGATAAACAAATCAAAGAAGT